ATCAAGCGTTACTCGAAGCGCAAAGTTATGCGTGCGCTATCTGTGGCATCAATGCTGCGGAAGAGAAACACGGATTATATGTAGATCACAGCTACACGACACACAAAGTGCGTGGGTTGTTATGTCATAAATGTAATAGCGGAATTGCTTTCTTCAAAGATAATCCTGACCACTTAGCAATGGCGATTGAATACTTGGTGAGAAACGATGGCATTACTTCCTAGACCTTGTGCAGGTTGCGGCGTCATCGTACGCAATACAAGTCGTTGTGCTAATTGCAAACGATTGTCAGAGCGACGCAGACCTAAGCGCAGCGACAGAGGTTATGACAAACGTTGGGCTGAGTTATCTAAGCAATTACGAGCAGCTCATCCTTGGTGTAAAGAATGTGGAGCAACAAAAGATTTAACTGTCGATCACATTGTTCCACTTGTGGACTTGCATCCTGAATTGCGTTACGAAATTTCAAACTTGCAAGTGTTATGCAGACGTTGTAACTCACGCAAAGGTGATAGATAGCCCCCACCGGCATCTCCCCGTACGGGTAAAAAGTTGCATACGCATGCGCGACGGAAACCCCGACGCCCCCATCGCGTATGGTTCTGCGAAATTAATAAATCGGACATTTAGTATTTTTTAAGACAAAGGGGAAACAATGACGGCGGGAAGACCACCGAAACCAATCGAGGTGAAACGTGCAACTGGCAACCCAGGCCAGCGCCCGTTACCGGCGTTGGCAACCGTCACGCCGTTAGCAATGGCACGCGAAGTTCCACGAACACCGGCCTATTTGCAAGCTGAAGGCGCACGTCTTTGGGAACGCGCATGGGCGCAGGCAATTACTTGGCTATCGCCTGATTCAGATATGCAGGCAGTTGAAACTGCGTGTCGTTTAGCGGATGCAAATGTCGCTGCTCAAAATAAATTTATGGCAACTTTGGAAGCTGCCGATGCTCGCGCTTTTACTGCGGTCAATAAGGCTTTTCGTGAATCACTTGCCGCTCTTGGTTTTGATCCAACAGCTCGTTCACGCCTTGGTGTGGCTGAGGTTCAAAAGGCATCGGCACTTGATGAATTGATAGCTCGAAGAAATAAACGGGAGATGTAATGACAGCCATTGGGGGATGGCCGCCAAAGTATCTAACGTCAATTACCAAGGCTGAATACGATGCTAGTCGCGGCGATGAGGTCATTGACTTTGCCGAAGCCCTATGCAAAATAACCAAAGATTCAGTTGCGGGCAAAGTAGGCGAGTTATTAGTTTTCCGCGATTGGCAAAAAGAATTAACTCGCAATTTATATGCAGTTAAAAATGGCAAACTCAAACATAAGATTGCCTTGATTGGCCTTCCCCGCAAGCAAGGTAAATCCGCATGGTTATCTGCGCTGGCTCTTGAGCATTTGGTTTTAGGACCGCAAGGCGGAGAAATTTATTCTTGCGCTGCCGACCGCGATCAAGCCCGTATTGTTTTTAACAATGCCAAAGAAATGATTAGGCTTGAACCAGAATTGCAATTTTTACAAGTATTCAGAGATGCAATTTACAATCCTAAAACGGGTAGTAGTTATCGCGCTCTATCTGCTGAGGCTTTTACCAAAGAAGGTTTATCACCAACCTTTGTTGCATTTGACGAATTACATGCACAGCCCAATCGCGAACTTTTTGACGTAATGTCATTAGCAATGGGAGCAAGAACAGAACCATTATTGGTTGCCATCACAACTGCCGGTGTAAAAACAGATTCAAGCGGTAAAGATTCTCTTTGCTATGAACTTTACAATTACGGCAAAAAAGTCGCTAATGACGAAGTGCAAGATTCTTCATTTTTCTTTGCTTGGTTTGAAGGCGATGAGAAGATTGATTATCGCACCGAAGAAGCGTGGCAAATTGCAAACCCTGGCTATGGTGACATTTGCGCGGCCGATGACTTTGCCAGTGCCGTATTGCGAACGCCAGAGGCAGAGTTCAAAACTAAACGCCTTAACATTTGGACTTCGACGGCAACGGCGTGGCTACCGTCGGGGACATGGGAAAGACTCGAAGACAAAGAGCGAACGCCGCAGCCAGGTGAGACTGCCATTCTTGCTTTTGATGGATCATTTTCCAATGACTCAACCGCTTTAGTTGCGTGGCTTCTTGGTGGCGAGAAACCACATTTGACCGTCGTAGGTATTTGGGAAAAGCCTGATGATGCTGACAATACTTGGCACGTTCCAGTTGCCGAAGTAGAACAAACAATTATTAACACTTATAGAAACTCTGGGTTAGCGATTCGAGAAATTGTTTTTGACCCTGCTAGATGGCAACGCACATTTATGGTCTTAGATGAAGAGGGGATGCCAGTTGTCGCATATCCAAACTCTGCACAAAATATGGTGCCAGCAACACAGAAATTCTATGAAGCGATCCTTAATGAAAGCTTTACGCACGACGGAGATGAACGACTTGCTCGACACATTTCCAACTGCGTCACGAAACAATCATCTCGTGGAGTCATGGTCAGCAAGGCTTCTTCCCGACGAAAGATTGACGCGGCTGTTGCAACCATCTTTGGTTATGACAGAGCAACAACGGCACCAGAACCAAAACCACCAGTCACTAGATTCTTTAGCATCCAGGCTTAGGGGGAACAATGAAGAAAATAAAAATTGAACCAGCGGTTGCACTTGAAGTTGCTGGTTTGAGTTTAGTCACCATAGGCATAGCGATGTTCTCACTGCCAGTATCGTTCATCGCATTAGGCGCAATCCTTATCTGGCTTACCGAGAAGGCTGAGTAATGAGTCTAAGTAAAAGATTGAGACAGTCAGGCGAAAAGCGGCAATATGTTGAGCCAATTATTCCGCCACGTCCTTCTTATGTGACCCCTGCTGGCGTTACCGTCGATCCTGAATCGGCAATCAGAATGTCAACTGTTTATGCCTGCATCAGATTGCTTGGCGACACGATTTCATCTTTGCCACTAGGTGCTTATGTGCGCCGAGGCCGCAACCGCATTTCATATGCAGCAGTTTATGGCGAAGTTCCAAATTGGGTCAATAATCCAAATCCTGAAACAACACGTTTGGAATTTTATGAGCAAATTATTGCCTCATTGAATTTGCATGGCAATGCTTTTGTTTTGACAGTGCGCGATGACATGGGCGATGTTGTTGAACTTTATTGCATACATCCTGACCATATTAAAGTCGAACGTCCACGACCAGGTGAGCCAATTGTTTATCGTATGCGCGATGCCTTTGGTAATTTCACTCAAGTTTTGACTGACCGCGAAATCAAACATATTCCATTATTCAGACTGCCAGGACAGTTGCTCGGACTAGGGCCAATTGGCGCAGCCAGAATTACTTTGGGCGCTGCAATGGCAAGCGATGTCTATGCAGCGTCATATTTTGGTAACGCTGCCAACCCTGGGGGCATTATCGAAGTTCCAGGTGAATTGACCGAGGATCAAGCAGAGGCACTTACTCGCGATTGGAACATTACACATTCAGGTCCATATCGCGCTGGCAAAATTGGCGTTCTTACAGGCGGCGGTACATTTAAGCCATTGCAAATTAACGCGCAAGATGCTCAATTGCTTGATACTCGCCGATTCAATGTTGAAGATATTGCTCGTTTATTCCGCGTGCCAGTTTCGCTTCTTGGTCATCCAGTCGCAGGAGCGATGAGCTTCGCATCGGTTGAAGCACAAAACCTTTCATTCGTTCAACATTCACTTCGCCCATTGTTAGAGCGAATTGAACAGGCGCTATCGCCATTATTGCCTGAGTCAGATGGCTTTATTAAATTCAATCTTGATGCTCTCCTTCGCGGTACTACCATTGAACGTTACGATGCATACACAAAAGGTCTGCGCGAAGGATTCCTTTCACTCAATGATGTTCGCGCTGTTGAAGACCTAGCGCCTCTTGGCGAGGCTGGCGACCAATACCGCGTTCCACTACAAAATATCGACGCTGCTGACGCGCCTGAAGTTGGTATGAAACTTCGCGCTGAAATCATTGCTCAACTTGTTCAAGTTGGCTTTGACCCAGCAGCGGTTCTTAAAGCATTGGATATGCCAGCAATTAAACACACTGGCGTTCCATCTTCACAACTACAACCAATCTCAACAATTGATCCGGCAGCGCCCGAATCGGTCTATAAGGTGGATTAAATGCCAT